CAACTACAGCGTCTCAGCCCTTACCTTCGGTCAGGGACGAGGAGCAGGTATCGAAGCCTTCCGATCCTTCGGAGACTTTGAAGTCAGCGTCTTCTACAACAACGGTTTCGACACCGCAAACGTGGGCGTCGGTGACAACAACTATGCCATCGGTGTTGCTGCGACTTACCATGTGGATGCTGCTGTTTCTCTTAACGGTGGTTGGGCTTATGATTCTGTCACGGAAGGTGTGAACAGTTTCACTTTCGGTGGTGAAATCACTGAGGGTCTTCTCACTCTCGACGCCGATTGGATCGTCAATGATGCAGGTGATGGTAGTCTCAACAACTGGTCTATCGTCACCACCGCTGCCTATCAGTGCATGGATGACTTTGAAGGGTTTGCACAGTGGGAAATCGGTGACTACGATGGTAGTCTCAACCTCCTCACCGTAGGTGGTAACTACGATCTTGCTCACGGACTTGTCTGGACTAATACCTTTGGGTATGCTCTTGAGAGTCTTGGTAGCAACTTCGTAACTGATAATACTGGATGGCGTGCTGGTTCCTCATCGGGACAGTTCGTTGTTCGTAGTGGTATTACGCTTAGTTTCTGAATCTTATTGAAAGGATAATAAAATGGCTACAAAAGCAAATGAAATGACATGTTCGGCTAAGAGTTGCTGCCCCTGTGGGTGGCTTGGTAAACGAGTTCTCGGACTTCCCCTCTGCACTTGGGTGCTGCTTTTCGCAGTCCTCCCCTTCACCGCTCGCGGCGTTGCTTGGAGTGCAAGAACCGTTACAGGAATCTGGGACGGTGGTGCTAAGATCGTAGAGCGTGGTGATCGTCCAATGCGTGAAGATCGTCCTGCTCGTCGTGAACGCGCCGCAGACTGATATAGTTTTATATTTGAGATGACCTCCGCAGGGAGGGGAGGTAAGACTCCCCTCCCTGTTTTTTTATAAATACTATGACTGGGAGTATGTGAATAGTATGGCAAAAAGTCCACGAAAAAGAATCACACAATCGATTGATCTGAGACCTGATAGTAGTCAGGTTATTGGGCAGGGTGTCATTCCTGCTGGGCCTGGCGATCTTCCCCTTGTCGTTGGTTCTGGTAGCATTACGTCATTAACTACTAATCCTATCTCGCCGGCGATAAACTCAAACTTTACTGTTACATTTACTATCTCGGGTACATTTAGCGATGGTATTCTCGCACAATACAAATATGTCAGAGCAAATGGAACTGAAACTGAATGGACAAATATTACTTCGACGACAAGTAACTCTGCTACATTTACATTGGCATCTGGTCTTGTCTCTGGTTCTGCTTCTGTTTCAATTCAGACTTTTCAAAAGAACATATTAGTTGATGTAAAAACACTAGCGTTTAATATCATAGGTGAGGAGTCATTAGTTCCATTTCTTTTCTTGGATCAGTTTGGTGGTGGACAAATGCAGAGTATTCCTTGGCATGGAGGTAGTGGATCAAACTATCCTGCTGGTGGTATTAGTTTTCAGGATGAAACTATCATTAGCGGTGACGAGAATGCTAACATAAACAGATCTTTCTTTAATTCAGGAGGCCCGTTTAGTATTGTGGCCAGGCGATCATCAACAACCAGAACATTAGAGGATGATGGTATCACTTGGGATGGAGAGAAAACGGCTGTAGAAAAAGCAGCAATCTTTGCTGCTGAATCCTATGATGGTGTTCAGTTTATTATTAATTCATATTTTGAACCTGCGTATGTTATGGGGTTTAGGAAGTTTATGTACTATACACCGCAAGGTAGGTTAACAGGCTCTATGGACATATTACCTAGCGATTCTGTAGACTTTAACATGAATGGTGTAAGCACAGATTGGTTCAATCAGTCAGGTAGTATGCAGGAAGATGTATTGTTACAAAAGTTTTTTCCTACTCCCTCTTGGACAGCAATGGGTCCATCTGGATCAACAGCACCAGACGGAACTACACTTGGTTTAACTGATCCTTGGTCTTTGGAGATGTCTGAACTAGGTTACTATGATCCAATTACGACTGGCTATACTAGACCTTGGACAACCAATGGATATCCAGAGGGTTGGTTTGTTGGTGGTGGAGAAATGATTGGTGGTTGGAACAAGGATGGTGCCACTGCACATAAAGCAAAAGAGGGAACAGAAAGAGATAGAAGATATTCCTGGCAAACTTATTTGAAGACATGGATTGATAGTAAAGCAGAAATTGGTGATCCTGTTGATACTGTGATATACGTTGGAAGGAAAGTACCATATAAAACAAGAGAAGGTGCTTCTTTAGGAAATACGACAGACATTGATTGGGGTAACCTAGCCTTTGTGAATGGTACTGTAGTTGGTTCGTCTCAGAATGCCGGCGGTTGGCAGATTACAGGTGGAACAGCCCCCTCCTCCAATGAAACTGCTGTTACTGCGGGACGACAAGAAGATAACTTCCTTTCTCCGTGGCAAAGAAGTGTTGATCCTCGCGTTGGTAGTAATTCTGAATCATGGACCTCAGAGGGAGACAAGTATTTTTGGGATGAACAGATTTCTGGGTGGACTGGTTGTAGTGTGAGTGGTTTTTATATTGATGCTTATGCTGATTTGCCAAATGTAAACCCCAAATTCATGGAGTATTTTTCAAATCGAAATTTAATATTAGGCGCTGAAGCATGGTCGATGAATCAGAGCGTTGCCGCTACAGGGTATAATAGATATTTTCCATCAACTTGGATTGGTCAAATACCATATATGATATTATGTAATAATGGAGCCGGCGCATTTGAAACTAGGGGATGGCAGAACTTCAACTGGACCACAGGAAAACAGTATCATCCGCGTCCTGATCTTGGGGGTATTCCTGGCGATGGTATAACTCCAACAGGTTCCGACCTTGTTACGATTAGCCAAGCAACGCCAGGAAGTGGTCCCGAACAAACATTAGTTTACGAAGATGGTACTTCGTATAATGTAAATAATAAACCAAAACTTTGTGTTAGGATAATTTTTGCTGATGGTGGTAGAAGCACCACTTCGGGCTGGAATGCTTCTTTCAGATTGATTGATCCTGTGACTGGACAAAACATAAGAAGAACAAGTGATTTCTTTACCACACCTGTTACGTTTGAAGCAGACACTACAACAGTGAGTACGAGTGACGCTGATTTCTTTGATGAGATACCACGACACTATAATGAACTTCTTATGAAGAATGACTTAGATAAGATGATTGATTATGGTTACATTCCTTGTTTTTCTCTTGGTTATAACGACATCGATGGACAAGGTTTGAATAGAACTTATAGGAACACAGGAGCGACGAGGGAAGATGTTTCTCTTCTTGGTAGATTACAGAAATATGTAAATGCAAGACTCGCTGGATATTCCGCAACTGACACAGAAGCAACTCAATGGTTGTATCTGGATCTATATAATGATGATGGAAGTTTAATCACAAATAGTGAAGTTGTTATTCAATCATTCACTATTACAGCAGATCCAGTTGGTGTTGATGGAGGTGGTGTGACTGGGAGTTTCACTCTAAACTACTATGAAGGTGTTACAGCCAATATTGATTGGCGAGTTTACTTCAAAGAGGATTCATAAATGGTATGGGTATTTGGTTACGACTATAATGGTCAAAGTGGTGAGTATTGGAATGAACTCTATACCTATGATAAGGCGTGGAATGATTCTTCTACATCTGACACACAAAAGATCACTGGGATCAACACAAACAACTATTGGATTCAACGATATGGAGTAGACTTTGCTCCGTATCGTGCTATGGGATGGCACGATGACGAATGGAGAAGACCAAACCAACTTCGTAGTGGTGGAACACCTGTAGGAGAAGACGATTCAAGTCCTATGGAATATACCAATGGTAGTCATCCAAGATATTTTTATCTTGGTAACAGGTACGTTGGGGTTTGTAAACACTGCGTGGCAGCAGTTGGATTGAAAACAGGAAAAGCAGTTTTTGTATCTGCGACTGGAGCAACACTCGAATATGATATTCAAGATTGGGTGAGTTCTAATGATAGTAAAAATACTGGGAATATTACACAAAGTTCTGCCTCTCAGGTTTACTACAGGTCAGATGGAACAACTGGGACTGACTGGAGTGAAGATGAGCAGAGTTTTTGGCGTGACTGTCGTGTATTTAGATTAACCACAGATCCTAGTGATGATGGTATCCCCTCTATCAAGAAATATGTTAGAGGGGAATCCGTGCCAAATACAGATCCCAATCATGACTGGGGTCGAGCCGCACTCACAAACTATAACATTTTAAGAATATCAGGTTTGGGTGTCGCAATACCATTCTATGATGGAAAATCCACAGGATTTGGATTTGGTGGTCCTGTTGGTGGATTTGGACCTGCGCAGGTTTGGAGCGGAGATTCTGGAACAATGCAGTTTGTGATGAATCCAGATACAGGTGAGTGGTTTACTTCACAAACCTCCGCATCCATGTCTATTCCTGATCTTAGTAATACACTAAGAATATGGACGGGAGACACAGAATATGAAACATTGGCTCCATTTACAAAACCAACAGATCACTACTATAGATTAGAAAATCCAGCGGGTCTTGGATCTACTGGAGCAACATATACATTAGACCTTCCTATGATCAATGGTGTATCTGCCGCAGGTAATCTTACTGCCGTTAGTTCAGGAAATACTGCAACTTCTCTTTTCGAGATAGAAGCAGTAGTATCAAAAGATGTAACGCCGATTAAACTAGATGAGGGACAAGATTTTATCTTGAGGCATTCTAATTTTGGTATACCCGATTCTTACGATTTATGGATTCCTTATGCTAGCGACGTTTATTCTACTGATCGAGAAATTTTCTTAAGAATCGTAGATCCCAATAATGGTGGATTAAATAACTTTACATTTACTGGGGCACCTGAAGTAATACCAAAATATGGATTTCTTACTTTTATAACTGATGATGGTGAAGTAGTCGCGGAGAAAACAAATACAATATTCCCAGTCGGTAGTATACCGACACAGATTGGTGTAACAGCGTCATCTATGAGTGATTTCATTGGAACCACATTAACAGCCAATCTGGGAGTTTTTGATTTAACAGGACAAGATAGTATAAGTCACGAGATTTTTGTTCGTGGATTTACTAGTGCTACAGGTCCCGGTTTTACTTATGATAGAAGTACTAATAGTCTTAAAATGCCAGTAACATCAGGAACTCAGTTTACAGAGTTTAATACATTCCCATTTGGCACAAACTTTGAAGCACAATGGGATCAAGATGGTGGTCACCTCTTACGTCAGTTTGTTGTTGGTGATGAGTGGGTGTTACCCTCGATCGAGGAACGCGATGGACAAACTTTTGATGTGAGAGTAAATAATAGAAGTATAGTTACTTGGAATGACAGCGATGGATGGGTAACTCTAGGCCCTACATTAGACCGAGTTCTTGAAGGTATAACTTACCAAGCCAGACCTTCATAAATACTTGTATGAAGATTATTGCAGGTATAGATTATTCTCTCACATGTCCAGCCATTTGTGTTTTCGCCTCTTACAACGACGACGATGACTTTTCTTTCGGAGGTTGTAGTTTCTACTACCTTACTGAAGTCAAACGTCATGCAAAAACATACAGGTCTAATATATTTGGACAGGGTTTCATAGACTGGGACACTCAAGAGCAACGCTACGAATCTATAGCAGACTGGGCAGAGGAGAAGACTCTTGCCTGTGATCAGATTGCCCTAGAGGGTTATGCTTTCAACGCAACTGGTAGAGTATTCCAGATTGCTGAAAATACTGGCGTTCTCAAGTATAAGTTGTGGAAGCGTGGCAAACCTCTCGAAGTCGTTCCACCCACTACAGTGAAGAAACTTGCCACTGGTAAAGGTAACGCATCGAAAGATGACATGTACAAATCTTTCTTCATGGAGACTGGTGTTGACATTCAGAGGTTGATGACACCAAACAAGAAAGCGATTGGATCGCCTGTTGGTGACATTGTAGATTCATACTACATCTGTAAGCATCTATTCGGAACTATCGGTGCGACGGTTTGACCACCACCATACACCAGCAGCACCAGCCATCAAAAGCACCCAACTAGTGAAGCCGATCACGGGATACCATGCTTCTCGTTGCTCTATTACCTCTGGAGCGGGGACAGGCACCCTTGATTTGTCGTCATTTGCACCCAAAAGTACCTGATCTCCAGCACATCCCGTGAGAGGGACGAGAACCCCCCATAGAGCGATTTGTATAGTAAAATGATGTAACATCCGTCTGATCATAACTTAACCCCTGTTTAAATCCTATCTAACCCTCGCGGACGCTTGTCCGAAGTAAAAACCGACGATTGTGACGAGAATCTGCCTGTTTTCTGTTGTGAACAGATAACCGTTGATCGTCTGGAACGAGATGTAGGTGTTTTTGCCGAACAGCCCAAAGAAGTCAAGGGGTGCGTAGCGTTGTTCTTCGAGTTCAACTACTGTTGGTATGGAAAAGAAAGGTAGAACGAATGGGGCGATGATCGTCCCAAATAGTATGCACAAGACGATAGTCCGCCTGACGACCTTTCCTGCCTCCAGCGGGACTCGCTTGACTGCGGCATCAGCGACTTCTTTCTTCTTGTCGATGAGTTGGATTGTTCTCTCGAATCTTTCTTTTTCATCTTGGCGTTTCTCCGCAAGGCTCTTAAATATAAACCCTGCAATACTGCCGCCAACGAGTGAAAGAAACTCGGTAGTTAAAAAGGATTCCAACATAATCAATCCTCCTGAATATCAACATTTCTAAACACGCACATTTCACCAGTCATTCTATTCTTGATTATGGCTTCTCCGAACTTTTGAATACGTCTCTTTAGTTCGGCATGTTCGATGTCTTCTACGTTGACTTTGTTAGACCATCTCTCATACTTCTTGCGTCCATTGACACAGTTGTAGTAGTCTTGGTTGTCCATCTCAAATACTTGCTTACCCAAGAACATATCACGACTCTCTCCGAGTTTGGTGCCTACGATCTTGGGGTTGTCTCTTCTCATCATAGTAGACTTAGATGGAGCAGTGCCATATGTCTCACCCTCGATACCCTTCATCATAGGCTTACTATAACCTTTGATGGTGGGTGATGGGTTAGGTGCCTCTGCACCACCGATGTTTCCACCAGCAGAGTTCATTGCAATCTCATCGAGGTCAATCTGTGATACGATAGTTTCGTTGAGTCTATACATTGGAACACCCATGAACGAACCAACTGGCTCTAGTTCTAGGTCTTCGATGATATACTTATCGTTATTGAAATCCATAGAGAGGATCTCTTCTACGATCGCAGGGTTTGTGGATCTGAAGTATTCAGTTAGAACTTCTTCGATGACATCACCATCGGCGCCGATGTATTCGGCTTGTTCTCTGATAAGGTATAGAGCAGTTGCAAACGTACCAAGTTTACTTCTGACTAGAGGAACCTTCATTAAGATTTTTTTGATGTTCCAGACAAGACGAGTGAAGATGTTACTGGCTTTCTTCTCTTCGCCTGTCTTCAGATCACCCTGCTTCTTTAGGTAGTTACCATCTTTGTCAATGATACCTAACTTGAACGCATCGGTTTTATCAAAGGGTTTGATTAGGAGGCGAATGAATTGGTAGATGACGAATGCGTTTACTAGTCTGTTCATTTCAACTTTCTCTCAGAGTCTTTAGGATCAATCCATCAAGAGGGATATTTTCTATAGACGGAACTTCTGGTACGCTGTTTGGTAGATAGTTGAGGAACACCAGAAACGTTTTCAAGTACGAGTGTAGATGCGGTTCTACCTTCAGAAAGAGCATTCGAGAAGTTCCAGTCGGAGTGAAAATATTTCCCAGAATGATTATGTGATTTAGTATCAATCTATCCTTGAGACTTCCCTTCGTATGATATCTACCCAATAACCTTTTGATATACTTGATACGGTTTAGATCCTCATAGAACTCAGATAGTTCCGTACACTGAGGATTCTCGTACATCTTCATTGCATACATCATAAAATTATTATCATCAAGTAAAGGGAAATTCATAATATTAAAAAGTTTTTACCTTATCAACGCTTGCTTCCAAACTTAGTTCTCTTGCCAGTTACGGCTCTTGATCCTGCTGTGTCAGCAACATCGTGTGCTTTGTCTGACTTCTTCATTTCAGGCTTGTTTGCGTTTTCGGGTTTATCGGCATCATACTTGTCCATCGCCTTATCGTAGTAGTCTTGTCCTCTGGTGGTGTTCTTCTTTTCTCTTGCTCGCTGAACATCACCGATTCTTTTTGCACCACGACCGCTGCGTCTTTGTTGAATCCGATCAACCTTGTTCCTGATCTTATCGATGACACCTTCGTCGGTCTCTTCGACTTCTTCGTTCCTAGATGCCATTGCTTTCTTGATGGCCTTATCCCTAGAACCCTTCCACTCGTCAGTTCCAGACTCGACCTTACCGTCGCCGTCGTAGTCTTTACGCATGGTAGAGTGTTTTGCGTCCTTTGGCTTGGTCCGACCAACTATTGCTTCTTCTACCTCAACCTCTTCTGAAGTCTCTGAGATGGTAGGAACAACTTTACCATTCATCTTGTAAAGGCCGGCCTCGTCGATAGACATCTCTAGGTTGAGAGTAAGTCCATGACCGATTGACTTCTCAAGACCATCTTCGTTGTCGAACTCGTCGAATGGAGTTGTGTCACTCTTGCCGAAGATACCACCGAAGCGGGTCAACTTGAGGTTCATTGTACCCTCAGTGACAGCATTCTTGTTTGAGAAATCAAAGTCAAGACCGACCTGATTCAACTTCTGACGAAGACCGAAAATGGTTTGCTTGGGGTCGAGACATGCTTCCTTTAGATAGTTGTGAATAAAGGCATTTATTCTTGTAATCATGGCAGCGTTCTCGACACGGAATGTACCGAAGTCACTCTGTGCAGATCTTAGGACGCCAGAGGCACCCCCGACTTCTACGTCGTATTCACTCTCTAATAGGCTAAGCAGTTCTTTGTATCGCATTGGATTGTTCCTTAATTTAACCATAGTATGTATATCGTAGACATTTTCGAGGTTTTTATAAATAGAGTGGTTCTTAATACTTTAATGGGGGGTGTTCTCCCACCCATGAGTGATAGGATATTATAAATATTTTCACACGAGGAGGATTGAAATGACCGAGGCTCGAAAAAGTAGTTGGGCAGTGATTGGGTCATTAACAGCATGGTTACTTACATTTGCAACATTGATTTGGAATGTAGCAGTCAAAGATGCTAATTATTCTTCTAGAATTTCTGCGATTGAGACGGACATCAAAGAATTGGATACAAGATTAGATGAAGCAGATGTTATTAGGTTAAACATCGCAACTGATCTAGCGGGTATCAAGACAGATCTATCTTGGATTCGTTATCAGATTGAAAAGATGGCCGTTACGGATTGAGATTGAAATCCAGCCCAAAAGATAAACCCCACTCGCAAGAGGGGGTTTATTTTTTTAGTCTATGAATTTTATTACTCGTTCTAGCAGCGGTTCGTCTTCGGTTATACTATACATCTTCTCGAAGATAGAAAATTCTTCATAGTCAAACCAGTATGACTCTGTGTCTTCGCTCAAGCCCATACCACTGCGGAGGTCATTGTATAGTTTCTTCTGGTCTTTTTCGGAGATTGATCTAGGCATTCCAACTTGGAATGCGTCGAAGTCTCCAGCAGCCACAATCTTACGAAGTTTAGAGGCGGACATACCAGAGACATCACTAGCATCGGGATCTCTAGTTCCTGCGGAAACCACCTCAAAGAACTCAATACCATAATCGTCAACGTATGGTAGAACAGCCTTCTTAAATCCTTCAACTTGATCTGATCCCACAACCATACGCAGGTGCGTGAAACCATTGTCTGATAGGTATTCAAGGGCGCCATGAACGTCACGGATTTTGGCATCACTAATAACCTTTATTCTCTTACCGAACATCTTGCGAAGGTATGTTGCCTTCTTGCGATAGTTGAGAGGATTCTTCTTCGGATCAGTTGACTGCGAGGTGAATAGGAAAGAGTTCCTTCCTCCTGCTTTACGAACAGCCTCCACTACCAGTTCATGACCGATGTGGGGTGGGTTCATACGTCCGAATGTGAATGCTGCTTTTTTCATATTATTATGTATAAAAGATAGGAGGGGGAACCCCCCTCCTATGATCCGCACTTCTTTATATTGCACTCTTTGTTTATTTTAAGAGCGACCTCCGTAGAAATACGGATCATTATGATCAGTCGATCTTAGTGGGAGTGGGTTTATTCCAAGGGAAATACCTACTAACCCAAGACCATAGCGGCACACCAACTGCTGCGCCGGCTACGAATAGCAAAATGCTATAAAAGACCGTTCCTAATGCTGATTGTAATGCTTCCATCTCATACTTCCTTTCGATAACAAGTATAATTCTTATGATGCTTTCTTTCACCCTTGGCTACACCATACAACGCACTCTTATTTAGGTTATATTTCCTACAATATCCCTGAAAATTCTCAGGAATAGTTTCATTTCCTTCTGGGTCAACTACGACATAAACCACCTTTGGTTCGTTTACTTTCTCTTCGGTTTCTTTCCACACCCATTGCTGTCTTTCATTGCGATAGAAACTACCGCCATGTTCTTTCATAAACAACTCACGAAACCCACGGGGATTTGTGCCGTCGTTACAAAGCACCCAAGTGCGGGTATTGACGAGGTTAACATCTTCTTTATTCATTATTTACCCTTTATCCAGTTTTTATCAATCGTCATGTTTGCTCTAGAGAACTGAAGACGATCGACTAATTTAATTACATTTCCTAAATGATCACTCGCTACAAATCCTTCTTCGCCAGTAACTTCAAAGCCGTCTGGTCGCTTGAGGAATGTTTTATAACTCTTGATTCCCTCCAGTTTACCAATCAAGAGTAGGGTTGCCTTATTTAGCACTGCGTGTAGTTTAAAGATCCCATCCATGCTTTTCTTGTTACGTTGGATGGTAGCGATTAGTTGCTTGCCCTGTGCTATCTTGTTCTTCTGGTTTGCTTCCCGCTTGAGTTTCGCTGCTTCTGTTTCGTATCGCTCTTTGATCATCGCAACGAAGTCTGTAGTTCGCATGGTGAGGTCACCAGCCTTGACCGTAGAGTTGGCGTAGATGTTGAGGAGTGCGACGATCTTGTTCTCGCCGGCGAGCCAGTTCAGTCCAGTCTTATTAGCGTCTGCGAGTTGTCGTGCTTTGGTAACCTCTCGGGTCACAACCTTCATCTCACCAGCAGTGAACGTGACTCTACCACTCTGATCAAAGTATGTGGCATCTTCGACGAGAACCTTGCTGCTCTTCTTGAAACTCTTCTTGGTAACATTGAACGATGACTTCATGCTCGCCATGTCCTTACCAGTATACTTGGTGTGGAATGCGATACCCATGCTGGATCTAGCAATTTTCTTTGCCATATCAGAGTCGGATGGGATAGCATAGGTGATCGTGTTTGGTGTGAACGCAATGAACGACTCACCATTAATCTCTCGTTTCTCTAGGTCGCTCTTGGTGAAGAGCATGTCACCCTGATAGATACCACCCACCACGACGCTCTTGAGATCCTTGAGAGCAACCTTAAGTTTCTCTACGAGGCCAGGAGCGTGTCCGTGGTTGCGGGTGATATCTGCGTTCGTATAGTTGATCTTGGGTGTGCCTTTGTTGAAGACACTCTTGGTTCCTACGAAGAACTTGTCGTTCTCTGGGTTGATCCCCACGAACACTGCGGGTGCGCCGTCCCACTTGCGTGTGACGTTGAGTTTAGACTTGGAGTTTCCTTCCAGCATGGTAGCCACGCTCTCAATGAAGTTCACAGCCAGATTAGTTCTCGCATAACCCTCGAAGACTAGATCGGCTGCGTGAGTAAGGTGTGTGTTCTTACCCTCATTGAGAAAGGAAGTGAAGTTTACCATAGTTGACCCTGTTGTTGAGCGAAGTGTTGATTATACTTCTTGATTGCCTCTAGAAGAGGCTTTGTATGTAGTTGTGGAGTAGATTTGAAAACCTGATTGGTTCCCTCCTCCGAAGCAATGAGAATCACAATCTGATTCACTGGCTGTCCCACTCGCTCCTGCCATGCGATCGCATAAGCAGTAGTCTGCATGAAGTAGTTGTCGATGTCTCGGATTCTCTTCTTGCGGGTTGAACCCTTGAAGTCGATAATCGATAGTTCACCTTCGTAGTCAGCAACACAGTCAACCCGACCAGCGAGAGACGTAGCCTGACTCCATAGAGGAGCCTCCAAGGCACGAACGTTGTTGATCTTGTCTAGACTTTCTTTCATCTGTGCAAAGAGATATTTACTGCCACCTGGCAGTTGATCCTCTGACACCTCGTTGTTGAGAAGATACTGTTCAATCGCATCGTGGAGATAGTTGCCGCGTGAACACACACGCTTAGACTCTTCGGGGTTTTCCCGTCTCCACTTTGCGAAGAACTTCTGCTTTTCCCAGCCTGTTACGGTCGTGACACTTGCCATTTTGCCATGTGGCGTATTGTAGAACCGACCTGTTTCATCTTGCGATGTCGAAAGAGGCTCGATGTCCTCCACGATATCGTGCGTAAAGTTACCTTGATACATCATGTAAATATTATACCTTATTCTGTAGATTTGTCAACTGGTTTACCTAAACCCTGCATATTTTTGTATACGTCTTCGACGCTTTTAGCCTCGGGCCTCCAACCTTTATTTGACATTTCACCAGTCATGTTTTGGGCAGCCTGATAGTTGTCTTTGCCTGCCCCATTTGACCTAACTCCTTGAACCCAACCAAAGAAGTTCCTCATATCCATTTCAATAACCATCCGATCCGGGGATAGTCCCCTTGTTTTTCATTTGCTTACGCTTTCGCATAATACGATCGACTAACTTGCCTTCTTCGACCTCGGTATCTTCTGCGATACTATCGGCGTGCTTGTCCATAAACTTCATCATTTCGTTGTCGTTTTTGAACTCAAACTTGTAACCACCAGACACCTTCTTACCACCAGCCTTTTTGGCGACTGTATCCTTCTTGAACTTGAGAGTGGTGCTGACTGCCTCTTCGACATGCTCGACTTCTTCGTTACTCTTAATCTTCTTATTATTTGGACTCTTGGGCATCTTGAGTTCGCCGAGCATCTTTTCGATATCGTTATAAAGTCTGCTGTCTCTGTTGTTAAATGGGCCTGGTTGCATAACTTTCTCCTTGTTACTATATTTATATATGAAATCGGGAGGGCCGAAGCCCTCCCTCATTCACAACATGTATTCTATTTTTCGTTTCTCACTCTTCAGTTATTTGTAGTTCTTCGATTGCTTCTGCGATTTCTTCGTCACTGTATCCTGCTTCAATCATCTTCTCGATTACGGCATCTTCGTCTAGTTCTACTTCAATACCTTCTTCTAGGATCTCTTCTTCAATAAGTTCGTCGAATTGTTTGACTTGTCTGTCTTCGATAATGCGTAGTGCGATTTCTTCGTATTCTGTGAGTTCTACTGTTTCAAGGATTGCATCGTCGTCTAGTTCTACTTCTTCTTTCTTGGTCTTCTTCTGATACTTCTTGTGTAGGAGGTGATCATGACCACCATCCTTTGCTTCGTCTTCAAACTGATCTCTCATTCTCTTTGCGACGTTGTGAATGTGATCTTTGTTGAATGTCTTGCCACCCTTTGCATTGTGTTCCTTGTCATAACGTCCAGCGGCATCCTTTGCAACGTGTACGAAGGCACGGTGTGCCTTGTTGCTGTCGTAGGTGCCAGCAGCCATCTTGTTGCGAAGGTTCTTGTGAACCATAGAAGTACGCTGTCTGTGTAGATCAGCGTGGTTATCAGCATATAAATGAAGTTCTCTCTCTTCGTGGTCACTACGCTCTTGTAGATCTTGTTCAGTTACTTTTCGTGATACTTCCATGAGGATGCTCCTGTTATTCAGTAAAGTATGTATACAAATAAAAAACCTCAGACTGACACTCTCCGTGGGGCGCAGAGAATAGGCGTATGGGAATGCTATCAAAAACACTCTACCTGCCATAGTGCCAGCCTGAGGGTTTATCTAAATCGTGACATTGTTTTACCAATATCAGTTCGCTTTGGCACTCGACCTGTTTTGACGTATGTGTCCCATGTCTTCTCATCTGCAACCATTGTTCCACCGTCTCTCACCCAGAACTGATCGGTCT